AGCGGATCGACTTGCTGCCTGACGTACACGGGCGAGTTCTGAGCGCACCCCGTCATACTTAGCATTAGCAATATCCAGATCAGCCATAATCTGCTGTTCTCTTTTTTCGCTTTCATTTCTTTCTATCTCCCTTTGCTCAAGTTCGCGCTGTCTTTCGCGTTGCATCTCCGCCTGCTGATCCAGCTTGTACTGTTCAAACTCAAGTACGACCTTTTGAGTTTCGTTCCTGGATGCTTCCAGTCTCAAGGTTTGAACAGTCCCCCAGATGATCAGCGCCACAATAGCCAGTACAGCGCCTATCTCTGGAAGGTACTTTTTGATCACACTCATATTAGGGTTTCTTCCATGTCAGGGGTTTTCCATTTCATGTACTCTATACATACACGTCAAGCTCTCTTCCCTCCCTCCTTGGCGTGCATATTTAAGTTAGTGGTTATGCCCGCCCCCTCTCTCTGGCGGGATTTTTTTATCTATAACTGACTGACGCAAAGTCCATATTCAAACTGCCTGCGGGTTGTCAGGCCGTTTAACACTTTGCCATTGGCCCGGTTGTACATCAGCAAAGCTCTGCAAGCGCCCACCCTGTCGCCACCCATCAGACGCCTGTACATGCTTGTGTATAAGCCTGAGCGCTGGAATTTGAAATAGCCAGTGTTGTGAGCGAACATGCCGTAGCCCTCTTTTTCCCCCTGAGTCAGGCTGTCGAAAAGCTCATCACCAATATCTGCACGCACGATGACTTGCCCCTCGGCCATGTCTTCCTGATACCATTGCTCACATTGTTCCGGTGTAGCAACCTGACCTCGATATACGCCTTTGGTATGCCCATGGCAGATTGTTGGAAGCGCCCAGCCATACACCACATCGGGATATGCTGTCTCGCTGTAGCCCTCGAATACCTTGCCCTGATCGTAAGCACCCTGGGTCATGTAGTAGCCACCACCCAAGGCAATCAGCCCGGCAATGACAGCAGCAGCGATAGATTTCTTAGTCTTCATGGCACGTGTCCTCCCATTGGTTTTTGCACCGCAGGATATGTATCAGTTCACCCATAGTGGACACAATCAGCCATGACAGACACACTAGCAGGACAATGCAAAGGGTAGGCGGGGCATCAAACAGCCAGCACCCCAGCCCCAAAACAGTGATCACCATCTTGTACAGGTTACTCATTGTCTGTCTCCTTCTTCTTGAACACGTTTTTGATCAAATCCCTGTTCCTGATGCAAAACACCACAATCTGAAACACCACATACACCGCTGAGAGCACCGATACCCATTCATTGATCCCTATGCCAAGCAGGCTGATGCTGCCGCCGATCCCCACCTTTGTTGCAAAGGGTTTGGCCGCCGTCACTAATTCGGCCATCTGCCCCGGTTCTATTGTTTTCATGCTTTTCCTTTTTCTTTTGCCCAATAAAAAAGCCGCCCACTTCATCGTAGACGGCTGACTTGTTGTTAGGTGAACAAACGCCTCAAGGGGCGGCTCTTTGGCTCCTTCTCCACTCCCATGGCGGGACGGGATTTTTATCTACCCACAGGCCGCGCCTGTTGGCTTCGGCATCTTCTTGTATCTGGTATAAATGTTTATGATTGCTGGCATACTGATCATAGACCCAGGCCATGCCTGCCCTGACTTGTTCTGTTCCAGCGTCTTTACCCCGGCATTCAACATCAGCCAATAGACGACCATAACGGTCTGTGCCATGAACTGTGATTTTTGCATCAACCTGGAAACATAAATCAGACAGGTTCTGTCTGGATCGGTTGCCGAATGCCTGCCTGCTTTCGGGCGCATCTATGGCAGAAATACGCACCCGTACCTGTTCATAGTTTCCAGGTTCGCCGCAGCGGGCTTTAAGGGTGTCGCCGTCTGATATGCCGACAACGAGACAAAAGAGGATTTCAAGCATTTTTCATTTACAATTTAATAATCCCATATTACCAAAGGACTGCGCCATGCGGAAACTATTTGCTGGCTTACTATTAATAATGAGTTCTTTTACAGTATTTGCCCTTGATTACAAGCTTATCACTGAGGGTAACGAACTTGTAGGACTATATTCCCCTTCAAATCTGAAAAATGCCAATATATATGAAAGCGGGTGTACCGAAGTTAGGGAGATGGAAGCAACAGTATATAGTGTTACCCCAAACATATTAAACATTGAAAATGTCATTTTTAAGACTGCTTCGGGTGGCTACTACGATCTTTGGATAAAGCACTTCGTCAACGAGCTTAATAAAATAGATCGTCAAAAGCTGCCTTACCTGTTTGAGCCTGGTAGTAAGTTCGTTATCGCTCTTAAACTGTGTGGGAGCGGTGGAGTTGAAAGCTTTATCTCCGTGGTACGCAAAGACGATCAAGATTCCGACCTCGCCAATTTTTATTTTATTGGTGGGTGGCAAGTTTCCAGTGTTGATAGCAAAGGCGCCCCCCTGCACATGGTGCGCCTCTTGTCAAACGAAGGAGAGCACGGCGGGCGGGCCCCCATAACTATGACCGTCTTCTGCTACTCGCGCGACAAGAGCATGACCCTTATGTTCGACCCCGTAGATGGCTTGGTTAATCCGAACGATAAATCGCCATTGCTGCTAAGTTTCGATTCACGCGAAGATACAGTTAAGGATTGGTTCTTGCTAGCAGACAACGAGACGCTGTTTATTCCAGAAGATAAGACAGGGGAGGTGTTAAAGCGTATCTACGCGTCTAAGGTATTTAGGATAGGTAGTACTCGCGCAGGTGGAGGTAAATTCTTTTACACTTTTGATGTCCGTGGGGAGGAAGCACTACGTAACCTAATGCATACTTGCGATTTTAAATATTATTGACATCTGAATAATTTTGGAATATCCTACTAAGCAGGTGCTCGTAACACCGTCTAAAGCGTATCCCCCAGTCACGTCAGAACTGGTTTTGTTTTGTCTATTGAATTCTGATTTTGGGAAGGGTGCGCCTATCCGTAAGGACGGCGGCATGGCTTTGGACATGTTACGAACACCCTAACCCACCCTATGCATGTCGTAATGCAGTCGGTGATTGCTAACCTCCCAAAGGAGAATGTCATGAAATCAGAAAACCTTATCCCTTTTGCCTTCAATGGCTCCCCGATAACCATCATCATGCACAATAATGAGCCGTGGTTCATTGCCAATGAAATATGTGAAGCCCTCGGATACCTCAATTCAAGAAAAGCTGTTGCAGACCATTTAGATGATGATGAGCGAATGACAGTAGCAAAATGCGACGGTCAATTATTCAATGAGTTAATGACCGTAACGAATCGTTACAGTCATTCCGGCAAGCGTGGCGGCGCTCAGTTCCTGACCCTTATCAGTGAATCCGGCATGTACTCTCTGGTACTCAGGAGCCACAAACCGGAAGCCAAGAAGTTTTCAAAATGGGTTACTCGTGAAGTCCTGCCCTCTATCCGTAAAACGGGTAGTTATTCAACAAATCCTGAACTCCAGCTATCTAAAGAAGACCTGAACCGGATCCATGGCCTTTGCGCCCATTTCCGGGTGCTGGACGGCTGGTGGTTCCAGTACGGAGACACCATTCGCAAACTTAACAGGCGAATGGCAGCTTCACTGCATGACCATTTTGCCGATGGTGCATGGTTTGTTGGAACTCTGGTAAAAAAGTACAACCTCGATGTATCCTCATTGGAATATGTCCGTAATTTTCCGTTTACTGCGGAGTTTTACGATCAGCATCAGTATTTTCTGGCGAATAAGCATAACTGATTTATCAGCCCCTTCGGGGGCTTTTTCAATCCACCCTCCAAACTTTGATTCTGCAAGGTGCGGTTGTCGTTTGTGACGCGCCCACAAAAACATTAAGCGTACCTGCAGGGGAACCAAACAGCGCATAACTCCCTGTCTGAATCCGCAGCACATCGTTAACAACATCCGCCACAATCCCAATTCCACCACTGTTATAGTAGTTGTAAGATGCAACGCAACTCCACTCCCCACCGTACTGAAGCTGGATTCTGAAATCAATTTCATGTCCCGGAAACGGGTTAGCCATCGTGTAGCGGGTATTGATCGTTACACTGGCCGGACTTGTAGCATTGCCCCCATTCGGATAAATAATTGCAAAGCGGTCTGACATATACTGAACAAGTCCCTCCGCATCCACCCACTTGTCAGCAACCCCGTTTTGAATGTCAGCGCTGGATGCTTTGGCAGACACATCGACCTTATCGGTCTGTAGATTCCCAACCACACCAGCCACAGCAAGTAGTGCGTCCTCGTCGGCTTTGCCGTTGACGGTCGCCACAAAATCCGCAGCGATCTGCAACAGGTTACTGGTCGATACCTCAAGGCCGGCGCCGGTGTTGGGGGTCAGTTTCCCCTCCTGCGCCTTTAGCCCCGGTCCGGCCAGGTCAACCGCATCGACTACGCTTCCCTCAAGAGATTCGATACGGCTGGTATTTTCGCCGACGGTTTCAGCCACAGCTTGCAGCGCTTCCTGGTCGGCTTTGCCTTCGATAGACCCGATCAGATCAGGATCAACCGCCAATACACCACCATCAACTGTCAGGCCGTCGCCGTGGTTGACATCAATTTTCGTGCCGTCGGTGCTGGCTTTCAGTCCATCACCGGACAGGGCCGCAGGCGTCGTCGCGTTTTTGACGTTGGCAATGGCAGTCGCATTTTCCTGCACGCGCTGCGTCAGTTCCGTCAGTGATGCCTGGTTGGCCTTGTCGTCAATCTGCGACTGCTGGTTATCCAGGGCTTCGCTGGTTTCCTGCGCATTGGCTTTAGTTGCCAGCTGCGTTTGTGTTTCCGTGACGTTGGCGTTGATCTTTTGAAATGCCGGGCGCAGCGGGTCGCCAGTGTTGTCGTCGGCTGCTGCGCCGACGTTGACCTGTTGGAATGCCATGGTTTCGTTTCCTCAAAAACAAAGCCGCCAGCGATGGCGGCGTTTAGCGGTTGTAAATGGTCCCGATCAATGACGAATCGGTACATGTGCATGTCGGGTTGCCAGAGCCGGTCCAGCGGATACGCAGCACGTAGGTACTGGTTCCGAGTGGCGGAAAATCCTGATACGTGAACATGCCGGCCAGCACGCGTATGGATTCACCCACCGAAGCCCCACCTAGGCTGATGGTGTCAAGCACAACACTGTTCCTCACAATATCCAGATAGGCAGACATGGCGCTGCTGCCGCCGCTGATCGTGAACGACAGCCCGATCTGCAACAGCAACCGGGCACCTGACAAACCGTTGTAAATATCGGTTTGCGAACGGAACAGTGCACTGGTGGACCCGCTGGAGGTGGTGCCGTCTTTTGACGCCACCGATGTGGTCACCGCATTGCCCCGTATCTGCAGTGTGTCAATGACGTTAACGGCATTAATGGTCATGGTGCCATTGGCTGTGAGCGTCATGGCACCACCGCCAAAGTTAATGGCCTGCTGGCTGCCGGTAGCGTTCAGGTCAATGAAGTTGCCGTTATTCGCACTTTGCAGCCTGCCCGACACCAGTATGCCAGCATCGTCTGTCAGTTCCGACAGTGCATTGACCCTGATATGCTGCGCTGTCAGTTGGCCGATGATCGCGTCATTGATGAATACCTGCCCACCCTGCACCACAAACGGCGTCACGACCTGACCGCTGGATTCGTCCAGAATCGCCACACGGGCTGCAGCTAACAATATCTGGCTGGTAATGATACCTTCGTTGTTCTCGACGCCAACACCAATGCCAGCAAAGTACGGCACACCATCGAGCGTATACTGAACCTTGATGTTATACATTGCAGCCAGGTCGGTCATGATCTGGTCGACACTAATGGCTGCGCCCTCGCCTGCTTCGATGCGTTCCAGCAGCGCCTGGGCTAACTGCGACTCGGTGATCTGGTCGCGCAGGTAATCCAGTATTTCGCCGGCGTCGGTGCTGGACGTTCCCAGCACACCATTGCCTGCAGGGTAGACATGCCCGGCCAGGCCGTTTTTATCAACCAGGCGGGCCCAAAAATAAAGCCGCGCGCCTGCGGACAGTCCGACCAGGGTCTGCGTTCGCTGCGGATAGGGATAATCACCCAGCCGGGTCGCGTCACTGAAGTTGTTGGTCTGGCTGTACCAGATTTCGGTTTTTTCAATGATGTTCGGGCCTTCTGGAAAGCCCCAGTTCAACTCAATCCCGAATACGATCCCTTTGGTTGTCAGGTGCGTTACCTGTGGCGGCTCGCCGATGGTGCCGTTCAGGGTTGTCAGTACGCTATAGGCCCATACCGAAGCCGACCCGATAGAGTTGAACGCCCTGACCCGTGCCTCGTAATCGCCAGCGTAGGTGTTTTCGATCTCGGCTGACGTGGTGCCGGTACGCGACATCGCGACCCAGTTGGAATTGTTACGCCGCCACTGTATCTCGTACTGTGTGGCGTATTGCGTCACGTCCCATTCGATCAGTGCGTTAATGCGTTCTGCCCCCTGCACGATGGCGCTGCGGTTCGATAGCCTGACGTTTTCCGGGGCGGGCTGCGCTGTCGGGGGTACGATGGTGATCGGCGGTGTCTGGATCTGCGTACCGTAATCAACCAGGTCGAATTTCCCCGGCTGGTGCTGTACTGCGGTGATGGTAAAGGTCGTGCCTTCGCCTTCGGCCACAGATACCACGCGGAACAGTTGCGCGCTCAGTTCTTCCGATTCCAGCGCCCACGGTGCCTCGGCTTCCGGCACTTCACTGAACGCCGGCGACACGGTGATCATGGGCACCTCTTCCGGCAGCCCTGTCATGTCGGCTGTCAGTTCGGTGGTGTCAGCCGTGTAGGCTGTGGTGTCTGCGGTCAGGCTGCTGCTGGTGGCTGTGACGACGGTACGAGTTTCGGCAATACCGCTGGGCAGTATCACGGTGATGGTATCGCCTGGCTTGATCTCGATAGATGCATCCAGTTCAACCTGCGTGGCCGTGGCACTTCGGATGCGCCCGCCCAGTCTGCGCCCGGCGCGTGCCGGATCCGCCACACGGATAATCTGGCCGGGGGCGGCAAATACGCCATCCAGCCCGATCGAAAACGTGACGGTCTGCGTTTCTAAAAAACTGGTACGGGTTACCCATTTACCCAGGCGTTGCGCCTGCGACTGTGAGGTGCAGCCGAATGCGGTCAGTTCTGTTTGCTGTATGCCGTAACGCGCTACGCCTTCGGTATACTCGACCACCTCGATCTTTTGCCGGTACATATCGTCCGGGTCGTTCCAACTGACCAGCGCCACCGTGTACCGGGTGCTGCGCGGCGAGCCTGCATAGGTGAATTCGCCATTGATCACATTGGCCGCAGTGTACGTGTATACCGGGTCTTTGGGCATGTCGGCCACAGCCACCGCCGAACCGGCTCCCCAGTAGGTCGTTCCCCGGAACACCGAAGCCAGATCGGACAGCAGCCGGTAGGCGTCTGCACGGCTTTGTATGTAGCAGTTGCAGGTAAAACGCGGTTCTGTGCCGCCTTTACCGTTGGGCACCATTTCGTCGCAATACTGGCCGATGACGTACAGGTTCCATTTATCCACGTAGGCCGGATCGATGAGGTCGCCGCAACCATACCGGTCATTAATGACCATGTCGTAAAACACCCAGGCCGGATTATTGGTGTACGCCTGCTTGAAAGTGCCGTCCCAGGTGCCGATATACTGCCGGGTGTCGGGGTTGTAGTTGCTTGGCACCGCAATAATGCGGCCTTCGCTGTCGCTGGATATCGTCGGTACGCTGCTGAACTGTTCAGCATCGCATGTAATCGCAAGCAACGCCGACATCGGGTAGCGCAGGCGCGCGTATATGACTTCGGTAATCGCCGTGACAAATGTCGTATCGCTGATCGTGCTAGAGTTCTGATTCGGTGTCAGGCGGCGTACCCGGATCTGCCAGCCACTGGTTGCCGCAGGCAGGTCGATCGGGATGGTGCGTGAATAGTTGCTGGTTGTTTTGCCGTTGAAAGCACCGTTCACCACTTCCACAAACGCCCCGCCATCGGTTGCCACGTCGATGGCATAGCCGACATACCAGCCCCATATGTTGCCGGTTGTCTGATCCACCCATTGCAGCCCGCCGACACTCAGCGTCACCCGCACTGCCGACAATTGCGTATTGCTGATCGTCTGTATCCAGGGCGTACCGTATTGCAGTTCGATCCCGATATTGGTGGTTGACTCGCTACCGGGAAAGCCGGGGATCGGGTCCTGCCACTGTGTACCGGCCCGGAAGTCGGCTGACACCCGCAGGAAGTTCAGCGAGCCGTCGGCATTTTGTATCGGGGTGTCGTTCAGGTAGATCGAGCGCAGGCCGTTTACCGGTCCCTTGACTTCGCCCTCGGACTGCAGCAGCAGCACCCGTGCAAAGCTGGTACTGCGCAGCGAATCGGGAAACTCGATCGGCGCAGAAGCCCCGCCCCCGCCTTTTTTGGCACCGCGGAACGCCCAGCCGCCACCAACGCAAAAGAGCCCCGAAGGGCTCTTTCTGTAGGCGCTGCGCCTAAGACACAGCATACGGCGTTTATATACCTGATTGACTGTGGTCATGCCTGGTCTTCTGCAAAAATACCGGCCGAAATGGTTGCCCCGCCGATGATCAATCGCCCGTAGTGCACCGGCACCGGGTTCCCCTGTGCAGTGGTATTCACGGGGCCGTTAAAGTTATAGCTTGCGCCGTTGTCCGGACCGTCGCTGGTACTCACACTTTTCTGGTTAGAGGTCAGCAGCTGCGCCACACCGCCCAAGGCCAGCGCGTAACCGATACTGGTCAAGGTGGAGCCGATACCGACGGCGGTCATCGAAATACCGAAGGTACTGGCCCATGCACCCGCTGCATAGGGTGCAACCACCACCAGCGCCGCGCCCAGCAGGATATTAAACAGACCGCCCCGCTTAGCGCCCATCAATACCGGTGCAATGCGAATGTCTTCGCCGCCAGCCGGGATATCCAGCTGTTCCTGATTCAGGTTGCGCCTGCCAACAAAAACAGCGTAGCCAATACCGCGGTTCTTGCTGGTGATGAGTTCCTTTTCAAAACCGGGGATCAAGGCGCACAAGGCCCGTACCGCTTCGGCAGGACTGGCGACAGCCAGCCGGAACTCACGCCCAAACCTAGCCCCCAGGTGGCTATAAAGCCTGATGGTTTTAAGGGTCTGGCTCATAGCTGGTGCAACACTGTGCAGTTGCTGATGTCAATGGCTTCAGCGCGAAGTTGAGCCAGCTTTGTGAGGCACAAATTATGATCAATGCTGTGCGGTCTAGCCATACTCATGAAACGCAACATGTAGCGGCCCTTGCCCCGTGGCAAGTCAATGGTGTGCTTACGGGTATAGGGACTACCAACCAGTCGCCCCTCAAACTTATCGTTTATTTTTTGCTCAAAAGCACCACCATCTGTTGCCAGTTCTATTGAATAGCCAACCACCCCGCCGCAGCCCGCGAAAGGGCTGGCAGGGTCGGCAATGTATAAAAGGCTGATCCCCAGTTCAACCTCTATGCTGATCGCCTCCGGCGCTTCAATCATCAGAATGACAGGGGTGTTCAATGCAATTGATGTGTTCATTGTTTGTACCTCACGATAGCAAGTGTGTTGTCTTTCCAGTAGCCGCCGTATACCTCGCGGGTGGACAAGCGACCATACAGATGATGGATAAAGGCGTTTTGCAGTGCCGGGAATATCGGCCTGTTATCAAGCCGGTCGACCGCTCCCACAAACACCCCGGCATGATTGGCGACCTGCGCGCTGACCTGCATCAGGATCACATCGCCAAACTGCAATGCGGCATCCGCATCCAGCCGGTAAAAGCCGGCCTGCTCGAAGTTATCCATATACAGGTCCTTGCCTTCCTTCCACCAGTCGTCTGATCGTGCAAAGTCGGGGATCTGTACGCCCATTTCACGCTCGTAGAAGTCGCGCACCAGCGTATAGCAGTCTTGTACGCCGTGGCTGAACGCCCGGCCCAGTAGGGGTACAGGCTGGTTTTCCGGTTCGATCCGCCGCACTGTGGGCGCTGCCTCGCCTTTGCGTACGCTGACGATCAGCCAGGATAGCCCCGACTCATTGCACAGCCGTCGGTCTGCCACACTGGGCCGGTCGGTTTCGTCCGGGTGCGAATGCACAACCGCCACGACAATGCCGCTGTCTTCGGCGCGGGCATAATCCGCTGCACTGATCACAAAATGGTCGTTGTCTTGTGCGGTGTTTTCGCAGGGCAGGTATTTTTCAATTGACCCCTTCATGACCACCAACCCGCAGCATTCGCGCGGGTAACAGACTTGCGCGTGCCTGCGAATGGCTTCAATGGTGTTTTTACGCATCAGTACCCTCTCAAGGTGTCGGCGCTGGGAAATCCGCCGAAATTGATCACTTCGTATTCCCCGAAGCGTTTTTTGCAGGAAGACATACGGCCCCCGCACTTGTCCAGAGCCGGGTCGGTCACCGGGTTGTCGTTTTCGTCAAACAGGCGCGAGCCTGTGTACTGGCAATACTTCCCGCGGTATCCGCCCTTGGTCAACCATTGGCAGACATTCGGAATGATCTGACGGCCCGGCAGTTGCTTGCCGTTGAAGTCGAGCGCTGAAGACAGCGCAAACTCCACGGTTACTTTGCTTTCGCTGGTTTTTTGTTCAATGAGCCAAATCGAATCAGGAAAATGTTCGTTTGGGTCGGCGCTGGGGTTGCCGTCAGGGAAGTTCGCCGCATCCAGGTATTTGCCCAGGGTCTGGCGCCGCGTCAGTTTCGCGCCCACCATGTCGTCATAGTGAATGCACAGCGAACTGATCACGCCGGGCAACGGTGCCCCCTGCGCATCCTCGCCGATATTGCCGACTCGTAAGACGGGACTGGGCTGCTGGCTTTCGTTGGTCAGTTCAAACCCGGTTGCTTCCAGCGACCACGGGTCGTACTGTTCGCCCTGCCAGTAGATCGGGCCGGACTGTGTGTAACCATGAAAGCGCTGGACCGGTCCGCCCATGCCGGATAAATCCAGTTCGTACAGCGTGACCCGCTCGCCGGGCTCGAGTTTGTATACGTCTGCTGTGATCATGGTTTGAATACCTGCTCAAAAGTAACGGCAAGCGTATAGTTGCCGGCACCGTGCGCGGTCATCTGATACCCCGTTGCCTTGTAATACCCCTCCACGCCCAGCGGCGGTGTCCACAGAAATGAGATGTAACCCTTGTGTGCATCCAGAAAGGCCCGGATCGGGTCAATCCGGCTTTTAGGCCCTGTGAACTGTAGCGGCCAGGATTGAACCTTGTTGTTGATCCCATCCCCTGCGTTCTGCTGGTAGCCGTCTCCGAGCTGTGCGGTCAGGATGCGCTGTGTTATCGTGCCCTGCGGTTCGATCAGGGGACACCATGTAAAGACTTGCGCCATTTTGTTACCTGCCGTTATCTGCCATTACGCATTTTCCAGATCACACCACCTTGCATCATTTCGCGGCTGATACAGTCTTTCACCGCCCGGTCCACTGACTGCGCCAGTATGCGTGCCTGCGCGTCCTGGTTATCCCGGCTGACTGTGGTACTGGCGCCGCCATCGGCCATATTGATCACGATGTTGGTGTTAAATGCCTGTTCGCCTGCCGCTTTTTCGCTCAGTTGCTGGCCGACCGCTTTCACGCCCAGGTCCCCATTACCAGTACGGGTCAGAGGCATGATGGCCTCGTCACCCGCCTCACCCATCAGACCAACGCCCTTGGCAAACGGGAAGAGAGTCGGCTTGCTGACGACGCTGTTGCTGTACGCACTGATACCGGGGCCGCTGTAAGTTCCGCCTTTGGCATTGGCAAACAACCCGGATATGAACCCGAAAATACCGCCGCCCGAACTGCTGCCGCTAAACAAACTGGTCAGCGAGTCCTGAATAGCCAGGCGTGCCAGGTCGGCAATAATCTGGTTTGCCATTTCGGTGAACGCTTCTGCGGCCGTTTTGGTGCCGCTGATAAAGTCGTATATGGGGTCTTCCATGCCCTTGCTGAACACATCGGCAAACTTGGCCGCCAGAGGGTCCAGCCCGGCCTGCAACTGTGCGGCTTGCAGTTCCAACTGCTCAAGCTGGCGCACCAGTTCGGGCGTGGATTCGCCCGTATTCAGTATTTCACGCAGGTTTGCCAGCGACGCGTTGACAGCTTCCAGTTGGCCGCTGCGCAGGTTGCCCAATTGACGCAGTGCGGCAATCTCGCCCACGCCGCCAAGCTGCTGCGTGACAGACAGCATCTGCTCGGCATTGCTTAAGCTACCTAAAATGTTCTGCAGGTTCTGCGCTTCTTTGCCGAAAGCGGTGGCCTGCAGTTCCAACTGCTTGAACTCTTCAATTTTTTTAACAATGTCCAGACGGTCGTTCGCCTGCGCCAGTTTCAGCAGATCAGCGTACTGATCGTCAAAGCGGATTGCCGCCACTTCCACCACTAGGCCGCGGTGTTCCATCAGTGAAAGGTCAACCTGTCGGAACTTGCTTTCAAGTTCGGCCAGGGCTTTGACCTCATCACGCCCCAGTTTGTTGATGGCGGTGACGTTATCCTCAATGATCTGGATACGCTGACGATACAGGTCATTAATCTGCTGCGTGGCCCGGTAGGACTCTGCTTCATTTTTAGCGGCTGCTCGGTATTGCTGCAGCGCGGCGATCTGCTGGTCGATGGCGTTCACACGCTCCTGCCCTTGCGACTCCAGCAGGGAACGCTGCGCATCGTAAAAACCGGACAACGATACCAGCCCGTCTTCGTTCATCTGCTCGATCGCAGACATGGAGCGGGCGTAATCGCGCTCAAAATCCTGCAGGCTGTTCTGTATAGCCTTCTGGCTTTCTTCCAGCCAGCGTCGGGCGTAGTCCGTACTACCACCGCTACCCCTGTTTTTATCTGAAAAATAAGCGTTAAGCTGCTTCGACGCCTCAAGATAATGCTGCGGGCTGCTGCCGAATTGCGTCAGGGCTTGCCACTGCGCCTGTGTACGCTCTGTAGATGCGCGCTGCGCACTGGTTGCGTACCGATCCATCCAGGATGCAAGCGATTGGTCCATAGCTAGCGCCGCCCGCCCCGCAGCATCCATTTCAGTTTTAGACCTGCGCAAAAGATTCACCAGCGTATCGAGTGACGCATTGCCGTCATCAATGCTGTTACGTAGCTTGTCTGCGGCCCCGGCAAAAGATAGCGCGCTGTTTTTCTGCTCATCGGTCAACCATGTTGACTCGTTCACCAGAGCGATGTACCTTTGCAGTTTTTCGCTCCACTCCTGATACGGTAAATTAACATTCGTGAGTTCAGCGACAAGCAAATGCATTTCACGATTAGCGTCTTTTGCGTCCGCGCTGAGCGTAAACATGGACTTACCAAAACCTGCGTCCGATGCATCCTCCATCTCGCGCAGAGTTTCAACCATCTTTTGCGCATTAGCGATCTGATTATTGCTGATTGTCGCGATCTCGGCCTGCTGTTGGACAAGACTAAGCTGTTTAAACTGCTCTGTCACTTCTGCGAGCGGTTTACTCAGATCAATTATGGTTTCCTTGACTTCAACCGTTTTGTCGCGGTAGGACATCAGCGCACTCACGCCAACGCCCAACGCGATAGAGGCAATCCCAACCCATCCGCCAAACAGATTAAATATCTTTCCGACCGCGCTGGTTGCAAGGTTGAGTTTGCTAGTAGCCGTTGCCACTGCTGCCGTAGCGGCAACTTCTGCCTGTCGTGCTTTTACCAGATTCAGTACGGCCACAGTTTGCGCATTCGTGCCTTGTGCACTTAGTGCAATTTTTGCAGCTAAAGCTGTTTCCTGCTGCGCGCGTACAAGTGCTTGTTGGCTGGCTACCAGGTTAGACTGCGCCATCCTTATGGACGCGGAATCAGCCGCGATCATGTTTTTTACCATGGTAACGGCTTTTGATCCACCCCAAAGGGTTACATATGCTGTTGCTACAGGGAGGGCCGCTTGCAGCGCAATCAGCGTACCCTGTGCGAATGACTTGACGGCGTCTGACGACAGTACCGAATTGATACTATCTATAAAGCTTTTTAGCTGGTCACCCCCGCTAGCGTCTGTAAACAAGCTGTTGAAATTCTCACGCAACGCTGCCAATGCACCACCTAGCGTATCGCGCGCAGCAGCAGCCGCACCACCATAGGCAGAAGTCAACTGCCCAAGAATGATCTTTTGCGCTTCAGCGGTTCTACCGGTACGTTCCAGTTCCTGTACGAGTTTCTTCTGCTCGTCGGTAAAGCGAAACCCCTGGCGTGTCAGCGCAGTCAATCCCTGGCTGGGTACATCCAGCGCACGGCCTACCGTTTCGGCTGCGCTTGATACGTCCATGCCCAAACGGGTAGCCATATCAATGGCGGCCTGCATGGCCGCAGGAAACTGATCCCCCACAATGCCTGTATAGCTCAACAACCGCGCCTGCGCCTGGTTAATCTCTCCTTCACTGAACAGACTGCCGCCGCCTGTTGCTGCCAAGCTGCGGGCCATGTCGTTTAACTGTTGTTTGTTTATCTCCGCGGCCCGACCGGTTGACAGCAGCACGGCCTCCAGTTGCGCCTGCTCTTTCTGGAAGTTGACGGTTTGCTGGATAATGTTGCGAAACGACAGGCCAACGCCAACGGCTGCGGCCAAAGAGGTTACGGCGCTGCCGATCCCTTTAAAACTACTTTCCAGGTTCTGCAGTGACTTCTGCATTTCCTTGGTACGCTGGTCGGTTACGCGTTGTGCTTGATTCATGCCCTGCACAAACCCGCCCATCTTGACCAGCATATCCAGCGTTAATGTACCTAATGATCGTGATGCCATGTTTTATCCAATAAAAAAGCCGCCTCAAAAGGCGGCTGCTATACCGTGCAATATTTTAAAAATCAGTCATTGGTGCACTGATATTCTTTTGTTTCCTGATACGCTCCACAGCCAAATGTTCCTGGGTATAAGCATTGCCTGGTAACACCCCCAAAAGCCAAGGCATTGGAATACCCCCACACCGCACACCTTTCTCTAGCGATTTTAAGTGCTTGCTCTTCGTCGACAATGGGGGTTTGCTTATCCATGTACTCTATTGAAAGCCGAACAACACCATCCGCTTTGCTGCCTCCCGTAGCTACCCATTCCTTATGTACCGGAATAGAACAACCTGTTAATATGCATAGCATAAGTACGGTACTCAGCAAAAAGCGCGCCATGTTGCCTCCTAATAGGTTAGACGTAAATGGCTGAAGTATACCTTAATCGCTCAGATAAACAGCAGGCGGGTTTTCTTCATCTTCACTCGCCGTCAGTTGCCCCTCCATCAGGCTTAACAGTTCGCTTTGTCTTTCGTTTTGCTGAATCAGTTGCTGCACCGTCATCGCCAGCAGCTGGTTTGTTTTGTTCACTTCCTGCACCAGTCCAGCCAAAACGCTGGGCGGCTCGCTGGGCTGCGAGTTTTTGGCGCTTTTCCTGCAGCATCCGCTGCCGCTCGCGCAACTTGTCGCATGGGGGTTTGATTCCTTCTGGCATGTCATCTCCATTCCTTCATCGCCTGTGCCAGGTTGGCCGCGGCGTCTATGTTTGCCTGCTCTTCGGTTGCGCCTGGTAGATGGTACTGTGGAACAAATTCCTCGTACCTTCCTTTTCCACCGTGCACGGCCTGAAGCAGATAGGTTAATCGTCCGATATAGGGGACCATCACCGTTGCCGGATTCAGCCCCCCACACATTTCACGATATGCGCACCAGCGTCCGAATTCCTCGGTGCTGATGCGCTCCTTTGCTTCTTCAATGGTCCGCCCCCCGACACCATTTAGCACAAGCTCGTGCCAGACGATGTCCTGGGGTTTCAGTTTTTTGGGCTGTTGACCTCGTTGATTGCGTCAAGAAACACCCGCGACAGCCCGGTGTCAAGTTGGTACGCCTGATCGTATGTCAGCAAAGGCGTATTGCTGCTCTCATCGGTGCGTATGCATTCAGAAATCACGGTAGCGGACAGGCTGGTGTCTTTGGTGCCGGTATACAGCTTTTCAGCATCCCCCGCACTCAGGCGCCGGATATAGATTGTGAATTTATCCTCACGCTGCGCGCCATCAACCTCGTGCTTCCACACGATCTCTTTCGCTACCGGTTTCTTACTGACAAAAGCACCAGCTTTCTGCAGTTCTGCAAAATTCATAAAGCCTCCTTATGCCGTTTTAACCGTCCACACCCCTGCGCCCGAACGGCGTACGGAGATGGTCGAAGCAACCGCTGCATTCACCTGGAAGTCAAACGGGAAGTTACTGATGTATCCCTGGAAGGTGTACCAGGTACGGGTTGCCGGCAACTCGAAATCGTCGCCTTCGGTGTTGAGTGTTGGCGCGTCTGTACCATCGGGCCAGCCCACTGCCCACTTGATAACCGGACGCTCCTCACCCGGCACCGGCTGCGACAACTGGAACAGGCGCACATGTGAAGGGTTGCGCGGATCGGCATCGATATCAAACGTCGCAGTATCCGGGTTACCAAGACCTGCGATGTATTCGCGCTCGTACGCTTCCAGGCAGGTCGTGTCAATTTCATCGACCGGTGTGCCGCCGGTATTGAGGTTTTTAGGACAGGCCACCCGAAGCACTTCGAGTACGTCGGGATCGGCCGCGGTGGGAACCAATGCGTACAGCATCGTACCTTGGGTAGAAACAGCCATTTTCTTTTCTCCAATAAAAAAGCTGCCTTCGCAGCCAGTTACAAATAAAAAGGCCCGGCACTGGCCGGGCAACCTAGTCGAGGCAGGGCGCTAGGACATATCCATTAAAAACTCTGCATCAAAAGAGTAAAAATACAGTTTGGTTTCGGTATCACGACCAGACTGGTTGAAACTGACCACGTAGCCCTTTGCCTGCATCGCTTTTTTAAGGGCCATGACGGCTTCATTCAATCCGGCCATGTTGTTGTGCCAGACGTCGAACTGGATGCGGTGACGCTCCATATCCGGCGTGCATGCCAATGTATTGAGCGGCTCGCCGCTGACGGTCTGCCATGTGGCATAAGGTAAAGCCGAACCATCGAACACAAAACCGAATGGCTCGACCCGGTCGCCAAACAGCGCAGCACAGGCGGGGTCGTCTGTCACAAAGCGAAGGATCGGCGGTATCATTTCTGCGCGTCCTCAATCCCGGCCCATAATTCACTGATCAAGATGCTGATCGCTTGCTGCTGGTTGCTTTCATTGAACGCCGGACGCAGTATCGGTGTCGCTGCTACGTTCTTCGTGCCAAACTCTTTAAACCACCAGTAATAGGTATCACCGCCAGCGCCCGTGCCGCCCTTGCGGCCGCCACCACGTACCCCGACACTGAATGCTACACCGCTGATCTGGCGGCCGGTACGGCTACGCTCCTGTATTGTGATGTTGCGGTAAATTTTGTTTTTGGTTTTAGGGTCATCTATGCGCTGTGCATTGACCCTGGCTGCATTCCGTATCGGCACCATGGCCCGCCGGGCGGCACGCCGGGCAGTTGTTTTTTGCAGCTTCGTGGTCAGCGCAGCCATGCTATCAATGATACCATCGGCCCCGGTCAGTTTAAACTGTGCTTCAGCCATCGTTACCTCCCAAGCCGATACAGTGCTGCCAGTGCTTCCACGTCCGCGTTCACATACATGGTTTCACTGGCAAGCACACCGGGATTTTTTACCAAGTCATCAATTACTGCCAGCAGGGCCTGACGCACGCGCGGCGGTACGGTTTCTTTTGTCCAGCCGACTTTATAGGTGATCGTTACCGGTGCCTCTCCCTCTACAGTCAATACTCGGCCGTCAATCGTGTATTCTTCTGTTGGTTCTCCGGCTGCCGTCACTTCCAGCACTTCGGTCGGGTCGTGCAGCAATACCGCGCTGCCGGTCCACTGACCGTAGGTCAGCTTCAGCACCCGCTCACCGATATGGCGGTTCAAACTGGCCTCCAGCACTTCATGGGCGGAGGCGATTAACCCGGCAATATCGGATTCTTCCAACTCCCCGGCCTGCACGTCCGCCACATTCAGCACCGCTATCGGGCGCTGCAAAAGCTCTATTTTCGTATCAGCCATCGTTCACCCCATTGGATACGGCCAGTGTCATGTATTCCAGTCCGCTGTCAGGATCGTCCAGTACGCCTTCAATGTTATAAACACGTGTAACACCGTTTTTCACATGCAGGGCGCGCATGGTGTTATCGACACCTTCCAGGTAGCGAATAGTGATTCGCGTTGTGACCTTGGAATGCGGCGCCTGGGCAGCGATCAGTTCGCGCACGCTTAGCGGGCTGATCTTGGCCCATACGGTTTTGACGTCCATCCATGTCAGATGCTTATCGCCATAATCCGGATCAGCCACAGCAACCGGGCGCTGTATCGTGATCCGGTGTTTGAGTTCACCTGCCTGCAATGGCATCTCAAACCCCCATCTTGATTCGGTAAGGCGTTAATAGATGCTGGACACCCATTTTCAGTTCTGCGACGATCGTTCCTGTGATATTTTCCTCACGGTTGCTATACAGGTGCCCTACTGTAAGTAAAATCGCTGCACGGATACTGTCATTGATGACTATTGGGCGATCTCCGGCATCAACTCCTGCATTATCAATATCTGCCTGAGTTTCATAAAACTTACGATTCATGAACTGACTGGCCTGATCTTCCGCCGCATTCAGATAAAGCTGAATGAGATCATCATCGGCATCCGTATCCACACGCAAATGCTTTTTAGCCTGCTCGGCTGTGACAATACTCATTATTTTTTACGCCCACGTTTATTTGCTTCCGGGGCTTCCGGGGCTTCCGGGGCTTCCGGGGCTTCCGGGGTATTTGGCACAGTCTTTTCAGAAAGTTCACTCACCATTCCAAATTTTTTATAATGTGCAAAATTGGCTTTATCAATTTCCACCGTATCATCAGGTGCGACCATTTCTCCGTTCAGCAAAAACGGTTTTAATACTTTAACTTTCATTTACTATCCCCTTCAACAGATCCAATCAATAAAACCCTTGGCTATTAAACCAAGGGCCTTATATTTTTCAGCGCGTTATGGCGTAGTAGTAAATTGGCCTGCTACAAACGCTTCCGGACGATAAACAGCCAAAGCCAGCCGCTCCTCAGCGCGGATGGTGATCATGTTGTTCTCAAAGTCCTTATCGTTCTCTGTGGACAGCAAAACATCAATTGCCATACGGTCAAAGATTTGCGCCGCCACATTAAATGCACCGACCAGGAAGTTGTCCAGTGTCTGCGCCTGCGTATCGACCACAGGAGTGTTCCACAGCATTTTAATAATGCTGCCTTGGGGGTTGCCGATGATATAACGGCCAGTGGTATCCTTGGTTGTCTCAATTGACGCCCAGTCAATGGGGTTGAGCACAATTCCGGACGCGGGAAATTCAGCAAGTGCGGCCTGCAAAAGCGCCAGTCTGATCGTGTCAATTTTGGTGGCATTGGCAATCATGACACCCCCAGGTGCGGCATAGACTGTAGCCTGAGGCACGATCCCCAAGATGTTTGCACCGGTGCCGTCTCCGTGCAAAAGCTGTTTTTCTTCCGCAATCTGCAACCCATAACGTGCGCGTGCATCAATATAGGATTGCAAAGCAGGTTTATCGTCCATAATCTGGCGCGACGCTTTAAAGAGGTGCGCAATGGTCTTCACCATTGCAACCACATTGGAGAACGCCAGGTCAGAATAAGGCTTGGCTGCACCTTCAGCAACAGGCTTTGCATTGTTCGTAAAGCCTGTTTCTTTCGTATATTCAACAGCATTACTGGACGTGGTGCCGGGAGCCAGTAAATCACGAATGGTTAAACGCTGCAGTCCTGGCTGAACAATCTCCTGTATTACCTGAGGTTGAACAGAAATGCTTGCGCTCGTGATTTCATTGCGCGGCATGGATACACTGATTTTCCCGCGATAGGATGAGTTCAGGTTTTGTGCCTGTTCGTCGCTTACAAAGCGCTGCCCAAGTGTTTGAGTCGCAGGCGCACCCTCTCCTTGAGGGCGGTCAAGCCGTTGCTGCAGGTCTTTGAACTTGGCATTCAGGGCATTGAACTCTGAAAGTGCTTTATCGGCTGCTTCTTTGGTTTCAGCCGTTGCATCACCAAGATTTTTAATCTCAGCAAGCGTTTTTTCTGCACTTTGCTTGACTTGGTCACTGACCTGCTTCAGGTCGGACTGTACCTGCTGGTACTCTTTTTCAATGGTTTCAAGTGTTACTTCTGGCATTTTGTTTGCTCCAGTAAAAAATTAGATAGATTTGTTGCGGCACCAGCTGCCACGGCTACGGTTTTGACAGCGCATGGCTTGTCAGTTCTGGTAGCGCCAGGCGTACCAGTGCCAGCAGCGTCTTGCATGCTGGGCTTGATTTCTTGTAAAAGTCTGCGGCGCTCCCCCCTGGATACGCCAGCCCGGATTAAATGCGCCTCCAGTGCGCGGATCGTAGAATTCTGAGGATGTTCAATGACTGAGTGCTGCACCTCATCAGATCCCAGCAGTGTGTCAGCAAACCCCTGTTTTACAGCATCTTCTCCACCGATCCATGTCTCCGCATCCATCATTTCCGCAATTTTTTCAGCGGCAATGCCTGTTCTGGCTGAACAGATATCCACGCCGACTTTATCAAACGGCTCCATCCAGTCAGCAGCCTCTCTTAAATCATGCCGGTTTCCTATAGCAACAATCCACCCGTTATGAATCATGATGAACGCGGCTCTGGCAATCTGGATTTCATCACCCGCCATAATGATGTCTGCCGCAGCTGATGCAGCCAGCCCAAGAACTTTGACAGTGACCTTGCCCTTGTGCTCGCGCAAAAGGTTATAAATTGCAAACCCCTCAAACATGCTGCCGCCCGGTGAGTTCACAAGAACGGTCACATCCTGATCACTCCCGACGGAGCGTAAAGCTGCTGCAATACGTTTTGCAGTAACACCTTCGCCCGTCCAAGGATCCAGTCCGATCCTGTCAAAAATCGTGATCGTGTTATCCTGCTCCTGGTTTTCTGACCTCAGATCAGGCTGCCACCGCTCAAGCGCTTGCGGGGAGAGATCAAAAGAAAAGCCAGCGGGTTGGCTGGCTTGCGGTGCTTGAGGCAAATTATGTTTATTCATCTGCTTTTCCCATGTACTGGTTAAAAACGTCTGTTTCGTTGCTATCGTTTATTCCTAAAAGGTTCTTAATAGCGCTTGCTGTGTCTTTGGTTTGGCCCAACTGGTCCAGTGGTGCGAGATTCGTCTGGACTGTCAGCACACCGGCATTGCCACCCATGCGCGGGAGGTTTTCTTTTTCCCGACAATCATCACGGGTATAAATGCCGTTCTGTGTCATGGTGCTGTAAAACGCTGCCCGTGATGCACTGTCTGCCCTTAATAGCCCCTCCAGCCCAAATTCGGCATAGTAAGTATCTCTTTCCTCCGGTTTGAGCAAAGACTTCCTCATAGACTGCTCAATGCGCGCTAACCATGGCCTGAGCGTGAATGTCAAAAACCCGAGCATCTGCTGCTCCATTCCTGTACCCCAGCTGGTACTGCTTTGCGTGTGACCAACCATCCACGGAGGAACACGATAAAACCTGCAAATTTCCTCTACACTAAATCCGCGTGTTTCAAGCATCTGAGCGTCTGTTGGATTGATGCCCAGTTCTTTCGCATCTACCCCCATCTCCATGATAGGAGGCCTTCCCGCATTGAGTGGCCCCACCAGATTATCTTCAACATATTCCCTGAATTCTTCACGCTGTTCTTTTTTGAGGATACGGTCAACTTTAAAGGCAACAGTACGTACCAAACCATTTTTAAAGGTCGCCCCTGCAGCATCATCTGCAGACATCGCAGATCCCATGACATTGGCGCCATAAGCAATCGGAGATAATCCAACTCGACCATCAAGTGAGAATGCAGGAATATGCAGTATTCTCTTCTCGTCTATGACGTCTTGACCCTTATTCCTTGAATAAGCATACTTTAGCCCGCCATCATCTTTTAATGTCACCTGCATTTTAGAAGGCAACAAAAAATTAATGGATGTAACATTCTGGCTTTGCTCTTTTTTTTCGCAATAAGCGTTTCCCCACAACAACATTGAGGCAGCAATCGCCTCGATCATCTGAACTGCCGTCATATCGTAGTTAGGCTGCTGCCTCAGCAGATCGTACAAAGGATGATTTTTTGCGGGTTCACGACCTCCATCAGGTAACCTTCTATATAAAACCAACGGCAATGTCGCAATGGTTTCTGAGATCAGACGAACACAAGCCCACACTGTAGAAAGCTGTAATGCACTGTCTACGGTCACGCTACGCCCAGCAGCAGAGCGCCCGCCAAATGCACCCCACAACTGCTGGGGGTCCCCAATCCTGCGAGCAGCCCATTTTGATACCGCATTGGTAACTGTTGGTTTTGAGGCTGCTGATGCCAATATATCAAAGAAAGTTTTCATCACCGCTCACTTCTTTTTCGCTGGGCAAAAATCCCCCGACGAATGAAGCCCGATATTGCAAACGTCGAACACGAGCCTGCAATTAGTGACCAGCCCAAACCTTTCAAAACATATATTCCGGCCACAAGCAATCCAAACCCCGCAAGAGCCAGCGCCAAGGCTGTAATGATTGCCGCCTTCACAAGGGGTTCCTTATCATTGCCATAAAATCGTCGTCGCTTATTTGCTCTTCCTGAACGGTCTGCGGCTGCACACCTACAGCCATAGCAAGCGCCACCATACCATCTATTCGGCCTGTAGCTTTTTGCTTTGTAAACTTCTTCGCCCCAGTCGGGTCTTGTACCGTGATGGCGTTCGATGCGCACATGGTCAGCACCGGATGGTTTCCATGCTTCAACCTACACTCAAGCAACCGCGCCTCAAACTCTCTCAACGCCGAGCCCATACTGGCAAAACCCTGCCCAAAATCCACAAACTTGCCGATCTGCGCCTCTGTCAGCCCAGCCTTTTCGAGCCATGGTTTCAGAAAGTGCATGTTGTAACGGTCAAAACCAATTGCCTGCACGTCGCACACATCGAACACTTCTTTCAGCTGATGCGCTACAAATTCATACTGGATCGCACGCCCTGGCGTTGTTTTAAGATAACCACGCTTAGCCCACACATCGTAGGGCACCCGGTCAATCCGGGCCTTTTCTTCTAGCCCATCAGCAGGCAGCCAAAATATCGGATGAACGTCTCCATCTTCACTCACCAGCACCAACGCCGTTAAATCACTGACCTCGGAAAGATCGAGCCCGCCGTAGACAGTCAAGCCTTGCAGCGGGGCGGGGATGCTTCCGTTTTCTTTCCATATCTGCGGTGCTACAAACAGGCTGCGCGCCTCTACACGCTGGTTCAATACCAGATTCCTATATGCCGCCTCTCTGCTGGGAATACGCCGGGCATCTTCTGCCTGTCTACGCACCTCCCCCTTGTTCATGAAGGCATCAAAGTGCGGATTCGCCTGGCGTATTGCTTCATCGCTAAACGGGTCGATGTCTTTGTCCGCTGTGTACAAAACCACCTTGTTTTTTGGATCTGCGCCGGTGAGTGCATCATCAATCAGCAGGCTGAGTAAGTCCGCATCCGTCGGGGCTTGCGTACTGATCACAATGGATAGCGGCTCTTCATGCGCCGCACTGGCCGTTTCCAGCGCTTCGTAAAGTAATGATCTTGGACCTTTAACCTGCCCCAACTCGTCATGGATAGTAAATACAGGCGAGAGGCCAAACGCTGTTGTGGCTTCTGCTGCCAGTGATTTGTACACTGTTCCAAGCTCAGGGCAGAATAGCTCTTTTATAGTGTCTCGGATCACCACAAATTCCGAAAACTCTGGCGACATGCGCACGATCTTGGCGGCATGCTGAAATACAATTGACGCCTGCTCCTTTGACTGCGCTGAAGAAAATAACTGACTATTCGCTTTCGACTCTGGCCCACATAAATGCAACAACAATAAAAAAGCGCTAAGTGCCGTCTTTGCATTCTTTCGTGCCATGGACAGGATAAACAATCTTGTGGGGCTGTCGTAAATCAGTCGGATCCATTCTTTTTGCTCTTTCGTGAGCTTGACTGGTTGGCCTACATACTTACCTTCGGGTATCCTGCAAAACTTCTCTATCCACTGAATATTGCCTTCTGCGCGAGTTATTTGCTTTCGATGGTTTGCGGTCTTTGCCACGGTTTCGCACCTTTCGCCATACGAGCATTCGCGCGGCCCGCTGTGACCGGATGGACTGTCGCCTGTCGGGTGATTCTCAAACTCCTGGCAAGCGCTGATGCCGCCCGGCTTTCACGTTCCGCAATAGCCGTGAGCCGATCGTATCGTTTCAATCCGTCATCGTCCCGCAGCCATTCCAGATCAAAGTTTTCGATCTCCTGATTAACCAAACGCGCCTTGACAACATGTCCGCAGTACATTTCCAATAATGGTATGTGAACATCTGAAAATGCGTCCGCTGGCTGGTCATTTACTGCCTCCACCCATACTTGCCTCATAGCATCATTGATATGCAGCGGCGGTTGTAGTCTTTGCTGCACTAAAACAGGCACAACTTGGACCAATGTTGCAAGCTCGCTTTTCGATTTCCTGCCCCTTGTGCCCATAATTTAAGCAAAATTCTTCACGTTTATGATTAAAAAGTTAAGGGGGCGGTCGTGAGGCTCAAAGCCGCAAAGTTTTGAGGGGCCCTGGGGTGGATACTTTCAATCACTGATATTTACTCCATGGGTGGTTGCTATCAGTCGGAATACCATTGCTATCGCATCCACTTTTTATCGTACCGGACTCCTCCATTGCCTTGTCACTTGAATGGCATGTCGGACACAATGTCTGGAATGGACCACTCCAGAAATCTTCCTCTGTCTCACCCTTCGGATGCCCGTTAATATGATCACATATTGATCCTAAATTTACTACTCCCTTTTTCCCACACATAACGCACAAAGGATTCAGCTGCACCCAATGCTTTGCTAGCATCTTCCATTTGTTTGTGTGGTAGAGATGCGCATATAATCCGCGCGGCCTGCCTACGGGGTTCTTTGTCTTCATATCGTTCACATAACTTTTCATTCGGCCAATAAACTGTAATCTCCATTTAACAAAAGGAGATTTATTATGTCTACAACTATTGACAACATCATTGCTTTGTCCAAAAACTCAGCCGCACCAATAGGTGCACGTATTGCAGCATTGGAGAGTCTGCCTGCCAGCCCTAATGCTACAGCCTCTGCAACCCTGATTGCTATGGTTCTCAGTGGCAGCTATGCAACTGAACTTAGAGCTGCTGCTGCCAAAGCTGCGGCCAAATTTGTTGTGCCTGATTAATTAACACATAACAATAAAGCCCCACGTTTCGGCTATTGCCTACTATGTGGGGCGTTATATCTTTTTATACCGGAAGTATCATTTTGAGCCACTTCAGTTAAAAGAACAGTCGCAGTGTTTACGTTGCTCTACACTCCATAAAACTTTGATAAAAGGATAAGCAATGGAAACGCTAGGCTGGATTATTTATCTTGGGACAATGCTTTTATTATTTTATGGTGTCCCAATATTGGTGGTTGCGGTTTTGATCGTAAGTGTTGTGAATTCAATAACGAAAGACAATTCCGCAGAATCTTCTCCCAAAGATGAAGACAATTAAAAAGCCACCGCTTGGGTGGCTTATATTTAATCTGGTGACAAGTGTTACCACATATCACAATTTCGATTTTAATTCCAAATTTCGTTTTGTCAAGTCATTTCTGCTATTTCTTTCTCTTGTTGTTTTTTAACATGCTTTGACTCTACATCTTGCAGCCTTTCTTTCAGCCATTTGTGGCCTGCTCTGAGGCGGTAATAATAGGTGGAGTCTCCCAGAGGATAACCCTGCTCCCGCAGGCCATGAATAGACCCAGGCTTGTAATACATGGTTACGGCTGCATACTGGAATGGATTTTGTATCTGCATATCATGCATGACAACGCTGATTTTTTCGTAATCCTCACGGTCATAGGCATTTAGACTGATGCCATAATAACTACGGTTTTTGCTTCCTCCCACCCGTTCGGTGAGGAACACGCACCGATCAGGATAGCCAAGCCCGTTATCCCATGAACGAGCGCAATACTTCGCCCATGCGGTGAGCATACTCACAAGCCAGCGCGGTTCCAATGTGCTTTTACGACTCATTCATGCTCTCCTTTGCCCTTTTCTCGCACGCTGGGCACCCCGCAGAGTACCCCTTCCAGTCTGGGTCTTTGGCGTATTCCTGGCAGTCTTTGCAGTTCATCAATACTTCTCCAATAAGTCTCGAAGAAAAATTCCGAATAATACGGAAGCAATAAAAAATACTGCACCTAAAAACACATAGATAGCCGTTTGCGGTACTGCCATCGGGATTAGCCAGCTTGCCTTTACTACAACTGAAACCCAAAAAGCAATAATCAATGCCGCATACAAAACGGAAACCGCTGCTGTTTTCCAGAAAAACCGCTTCAAAATAGATTCCACTTCTTCGGCATCTTTTACGGCCTGTTCAATATCGCTGTTATCACGGTTTGCACCCCTGAAATAATCCAACCTACTTTTCCTAATTGACAACCTGTCCAAATTTGCTGATCTTGGCTTTTGCCTCATAATCCAAGTAATAAAAAACTGCCAGCATAAAATAGAAGAAAGAGAAGAAACCAAAACAACTAAAGCTAATACCATCACACAACCTCCATCACATCCCAACCAATGCCAACCGCTTCACGTTCGCAAAGCTAGCCAGCAACCGTATATGCTCATTGAGCAAATCCAACTCATCCACCTTCATGACGTTCCACAACCTTTTCTGTCCGTGAATGCCGTTATAGCTTCCCTGGTGGCAGCCCTTACAAAGCGGTAAACACAGGTACTGTCTGTGCTGCCGGATATGGTGCGCATCACTTGGGCCAGATGCACCACACAATGCACAGGGTTGGCTTTTTACCCAGGCCAGATATTCCCGCTCTTTTGGGGTCAGTTTGTTATTCACCTGTCACCACCTTTATTTCGCTGCCATCTGTCAACCGAACCACTACACAGCCCTTGGGAACTACCTCATTCATGATTACAGGATGTATTCTGAACCTTGAATCATCAACCTCCAGGGCATCAGCAATACCGTCCCGAATCGGCTTAAAACTAGCGATAAGGTTGTCATCGTCACGTCTACGCCTATCTGGTGGGTAGAAATGAATCCACATCTGTATGTGCTCACTTGCAGGAGCTTTCAGCCTGGATTTTTTGACCAAAGTAGCCGCATCATGTCTGTATTTTTTTGATGCTCTGAACTTAGTAGCCCAATGCACCCTTGCATTAGGGCTGCATTCTTTAGGAGGCCACGGAAGAGTTACGGTATTGCTCATACTGGCACCCCCTGCCGATCACTAATGATGTAGTCCCGGTATGTGGCATCTGCATATCTGATGCCATAGTCCGCCCCGAACTTCTCCATCAAAATGAATAAATCGCTGAAATACTTTCTGTCCTGTTTTTTGGTTGATTGCCCCAGGCCAACGATACGCCCCGGACAATCGTAAGCAGGAACAAACCTGATGTGCTCCATGCTTCCCGTCATCAAGTCCTTGTAATCGTATTTGTTCATTGGAGCGCCAGCCCATGACGGCATCTGAACAGCGATATTGCCCAACATCCCCCACATCTTGTCGTTTTGTGCAAGTGTGCGTTTTGGCGGCTCTATGGTTACAGACCAGCCCGCAGGCGCATTCCTGATAGCCTCCACCGCCCCCTGCCTGGCCTGGTCGTGCACCAGGTAAAATACTTTCCTGTCGCCACTCATGCGGCACTCTCCGTTGATATCATCAATTTTTCTGGCACATGATCAATGACCCGATTGATCTGCGTTTTGGCCCTGACGCCCAGCCGCATAACCTGCTTGCATTTCTCGGGATCACCGATATACACCGGATCCGGCACAGGAAGGCCCCTGTTG